TGGGATACACTTGACCATCCACACAAACATCTGCTATCAAAGGATATGCTAGAGGCAGGTACTTATCTAGGTAAGTATCCACCCATAGTTAAAAATGCAGTAGCACATTACAGGAGTGAGAACAATGTTACTTGAGACAGCATTCGTATGCCTAGCCATGAACGTATATCACGAGGCACGTAATCAATCGTTCATTGGGCAGGTGGCAGTAGCACAAGTCGTGATGAACAGAGTACATGATACACGTTTTCCTGATGATGTGTGCGAGGTAGTCACACAAGGACAGACATACTCATGGAAGCCTGACTTTCCTATCAGGAATAGGTGTCACTTCTCATGGTACTGTGACGGAAAGAGTGACAAGCCACGTGATGCAAAGGCGTGGGAGCAAGCACAGATGGTAGCATCAGGTACGTTGTATGGACACCTAGATGATTTCGTAGAGGGTGCAACACACTACCATGCTACCTACGTTATGCCAGAATGGGCAGAGACTAAGCAGTATGTGGTACGTATAGATGACCACGTTTTTTATAGATGGGAGTATTGATATGAATGTATTAAGTTTATTTGATGGGAGTGCTTGCACTCGTGTTGCCTTGGACAGACTAGGCATACCAGTTACCAAGTACTATGCCAGTGAGATAGACAAGTATGCTATCAAGGTAGCAATGGCAAACTATCCTGACATAGAACAGCTAGGAGATGTGACCAACATCCTCAAGCGTTCACACTTACACAACGAGCCGATTGACTTGCTTGTTGGGGGTAGTCCTTGTCAGGGATTTTCGTTTGCAGGGAAACAATTAAATTTCGCTGACCCTCGTAGTAAGTTATTCTGGGAGTATGTCAAGGTGCTACGTGTACTCAAGCCCAAGTATTTCTTGCTTGAGAATGTGCGTATGAAGCAAGAGTATCAGGACGTGATATCTGATGCACTAGGTGTCAAGCCTATCGCTATCAACAGTAGGCTATTGTCTGCACAGAATAGACAGCGTTTGTATTGGACAAACATACCCAATGTTACACAACCAGAGGACAAAGGTATTGTGCTACAAGATATACTAGAGGATGGATTTGTAGACAGAGACAAGTCACATTGCTTGGATGCCAATTACTTCAAGGGTGGCAATCTCAAGTCATACTTTGAGAAGCATCGTAGACAGTTAGTGTTTAGTAGTGATGGCTTGTGTCATGTTGCTGATGCGGACATCAATGGACATGACAATATCAAACGTGTCTATCACCCACTAGGTAAAGCACCTACACTAACTACAGGTACGGGTGGCAACCATGAACCAAAGGTATTGTGTGGTGCATGGCGAGGCAGATACACAGTTGATGGAGTACGTCAAGACCACAAGCACAAGGTGGCAGGTATGACTACACAACGACTAGAGGTACGCACAGATGGCAAGACCAACAGCCTGACCACAGTACAGAAGGACAATGTAGCAGTAGATGTATCAGAGTTACAATGGCGGAAGTTAACGTGTTTAGAATGTGAGAGATTGCAGACACTACCAGACAACTACACCAACCATGTATCTAATACACAGAGATACAAGATGCTAGGCAATGGCTTTACAGTTGACGTGATAGCACACATATTGAAAGGAGTTGAAGTATGAGAACATATAGATTCGTATCACACTATGACATAGAAGCATACAAACGTATGGGATGGGTAGTTATACAACAGTTACACGCACATCATGGTACTCATGGTGTATTGATGGAGAAACCTAATGAATAGATTTATCATAGAACAAGATGTCAACGACATAGCTAAGTCACTATGTGACCAACACATTGTGAAGATGCCATTGGAAGAGGCACAGATGCTATGCACTAGCATATGGCATCATGCACCAGAGTATGCAGCCGAACATGATTTGTACAAGCCAGTGCATCAGAAGCACCCTTGCACCTTATGGGCAATGGAGAATCGTGCCAACTACCGATGGGCTTACAGCCTATACACAGCCATGCTATGTGAGTATCACCACCGATATGGCAAGTGGCATGGGGCAGGTAAGCATAGCATTGCCTTGTACAGAGCAAGGCATCTGCTACCTGATGGTGATGTGACAGCACACCCACAGTGCTTTAGTGGACACGATGACTGTAAGACAGACGAGGACTACCCGATACTAGCCTATCGTGCGTTTTATCGGGTTGACAAGATGAGCTTTGCAAGGTATAACAAAGGACGTAGTATGCCACAATGGATGAAAGGAGAATAGATATGCCATTAGATATGATACCAGAGAACTTAGACTTTGATGTAATCTTTGAACCAACAAAGGTAGATGACAAGAAGTATGTCATTGATGGGAACACAGGCAAGTACATTGCTATCGTGGGTAAGGACTTCAACTGTGCATCACATGGAGATTTCTTCCGTGATGTGAGTGATGCAGTCACAAACCACCTGACCGATGCGGAGTATGAAGGTGCTGTAGTCAAGTGGAAAGACGCACATCACAACGGATGGGCTATGATGGACATGACGTTACCTAATGTAACAGCTAAGATATCCACAGAAAAGCATGAGACAGAGATAGCACAACGTATCATTGCTCTGCATGGTGTGGATGGCACGTGTTCTAACACAGTTCTGTTCGGTGCGATTGATTTCTTCTGCACCAATGGACAGATACGTGGTGAGCATGACAAGGTAAGACGCAAGAACACCAGTGGCTTTAGCCTTGACAGGTTCATTACACAGCTAGAGCGTAGCAAGCAGGACTTCTATGCACAGTCAGCTACTTTACAGCAGTGGGCTAATAAGCCTCTTCTTATACAAGATGTTAAGGATATGCTTCAGTCTCTTCTCAAGTCTGACCGCACGGCAGACAAGATGATTACGTTATACAACCAAGAAGCGAGTGTGCGTGGTGAGAATGCATGGGCATTATACTCTGCATTCACAAACTATGCAACGTATGCTGATGAGCGTAATGGGTTCAAGCTACGTAACACTGGCGGTGATACAAGAGCAGTATCCATGTGGCAACGTGAAGAGAAGGTGACACAGTGGGTAGACAGCAAGCAGTTCAAGGAGTTGTTGGTAGCGTAAGGAGTTACATAATGAGAAGGTATAGACCTAGAACAGCTATAAAAAAAGAGAAGGCAGTTGAACTTGGACTGCCTCTCAAATACTTAGATGTGCGTAAAGAAGATGGTTTTATATTCATGCGCTATGTTCTTGACCACAATAGTGGTAAGATATACGAGATGTGGTATAGCCCTGAACAACAGGAGAAACAAAAGCAATACAGACTTGATTCAATGTATAAGGCAAAACGCAAGGCTCGTGCGTTTGTTAACAGGTTGAAATTGAAGTATGGGTGTGCCGAGTGTGGGTATAAAAGGCATCCAGTTGCACTTCACTTTAATCACCTTGACGTAGCTGATAAGACAACGGAAGTGAGTAAGTTAGTAGGTACTGGTAGACCATTAAACGAAATAAAAAAAGAGATTAGAAAGTGTAATATATTATGTGCAAACTGCCATTCAATACACACCCATATACAACACGAGCAAGGAGTATTCATAAATGAAAACAGTTCAACATTTAGTTGACAAGTACTATTCATCTAACGATTTCAGTATGTTAAGAGACAAGTCTAAGGCAGACTATAAGTATTTCTTAGGCATAATGACTGACAAATTTGGTGACATAAAGTATGATAAACTCACGAGCAAGGAAGCTAAACACGCATACGAAGAGTGGGTTGAGCGAGGCATCAGCTTCGCCAACCACATCTGTACTGTGTCATCTATTGTGTATCGCTACGCAATAGACATGGAGTATGCGACAGTCAATCCTTTCTCTAACGTCAAGCGTAAGACACCTGTTCAACGTAAGGTTGTATGGACAGAGACAGATGTTACCAACTTCCTTGATACTGCCTACTCACAGTTTGAATGGCGTAGCCTTGGACTAATTGTACACATGGCATATGAATGGTGTCAGAGATTGGGTGACATGAGACTATTGACATGGGATAACTTAGATTTGCCTGAGAAAAAGCTATATCTTGAGCAGTCAAAGCGTAGAGCAGAGGTAACTCTACCTATTGAGGATGACTTACACTCTATGCTGATACAACAGCAAGAAGACTTTGGCTTTCAACAGTACGTTGCTCCTCGTATAAAGCCCGTACAGGGCGAGTACCATCCTTATAGCTTGCAGAGACTGTCAAAAGCTGCAAGGCTCGTCATGCGTGATGCAGGGCTATCTGAAGAACTACGACTGATGGACTTGCGAAGGACAGGAACAACACAAATGGTAGAAGCAGGTGTCGGTATGGCACAAATCATGTCGGTTACAGGACACAGTAACCCACAGTCTGTTAAACCATACATGAAAAATACTTATGAGAGTGCAAATTATGCCTTGACAGCACGTAAATCACGTGGTAAAAGCATTTAACTGCCGACAAGGAAAGTGATATAATACATGAATAATATATATAACATTATAAGTGATATAGATATACCTACTGGACATACTAAACGTATTAATTGTCCTTCATGTGGTGGTATCAAGACATTCACTGTAACAAATAACATGGGTAGTCTTGTATGGAATTGTTACAAGGCTTCCTGTGGTACTAAGGGCGGTAAGCGAGTGAGGTTATCAGTAGATGACATTCGTACTGGATTTACAGGGGCAGAGCGTATGGCAGATGACATAGAGTTTCGTATGCCTGACCATGTAGTTACAATCCAAGACCGTAAAAGCGCATTAGACTTTCTACACCAGTGGGATTTAATACACCTACGTGAAGAGATATTATACGATGCAAAAGAAGATAGAATAGTTTTTCCAGTTAAATACAATGGCAAGATTGTAGATGGAACAGGTAGAAGCCTGTCAAATAAATTGCCTAAGTGGAAAAAATATGGAAATAGTGGCTTGCCTTTTACCTGTGGGTATGGTAATGTCGCTGTAGTTGTTGAGGACTGCGTGAGTGCTAGTGTTGTTGGTTCACTAGGTAATTTTGTCGGGGTCGCTTTGATGGGTACTTCTCTCCTTTCAACTCATCAAGTGTTTCTTACGCAGTTCTCAACGGCAATAATAGCACTTGACCCTGACGCACTACCAAAGACACTAACAATGGCAAAGGAGATGCGTGGACATGTTAATAATGTTCGTGTTCTACGCTTGACAGATGATATAAAGTATCGTAACCCTGAAGACATCATAAACTTAACCGACATAGGAGTATAAGAATGGAGTTATCTTTAGTACGCAGTCTTATGGACAAAGGTTTCTACGATGACCATCGTGGTTCTAAATGTCCTGACCGCTTGTTCAGCAAGGACGTGCGTAAGATTAAACAAGCAATAGATACAGCTATGGATAGGTATAATCGTACTCTTCTACCTGATGAGGTAGAGGCTATGTTCTTATCTAATAATCCTACGCTGACTACAGCACAGAAACAAGCATACAATTCATTGTTTAGTGCTATCAAGAGAGAACAGCCAATGGGTAATGACATATCGCAAGAGGTATTATCTAAGCTGTTTCAACAGGTGGTAGGTGAAGACGTAGCCAATATCGGATTTGATATGGTGAACGGTGATGCTAACACATTACAGAATCTGCGTGACTTACTAGAAAGGTACGGTGATGACTTCATACCTAACTTAAACATTGAGTGGGATGACATCACTATTGAAACGCTTATGGCTAAAGCAGAGTTAGAAGCCAAGTGGACATTCAATATACCTAGCCTTACACGTAAGGTAGAGGGTGTTAGTGGCGGTCAGCTTATTGAAGTAGGTGCTAGACCTAATACAGGCAAGACATCCTTTCATGCTAGTCTTATTGCCTCGCCTAATGGCTTTGCACATCAAGGAGCAAACTGCATTATCTTATGTAACGAAGAGCCTACACACCGTGTTGGTGCAAGGTATCTAACTGCCGCATCTGGTATGTCTGCTCGTGAGGTACGAGATAACATGAGTAAGGCACAAGCTATGTATGCACCTGTGATGAAGAACATCAAGATTAAAGAAGCAGGTGGACGTGATATGGCTTGGGTTGAATCGGTATGCAAGGCTTACAAGCCTGATGTACTTGTGCTTGACATGGGTGACAAGTTTGGTGCATCGGGTAGCTTTGCCAGAGAAGACCAAGCATTAGCTGCCTGTGCTATCTACGCTAGACAGATTGCCAAGACCTACGACTGTACTGTGTTCTATATGTCACAGTTATCTGCTGAAGCAGAGGGTAGGTCACAGCTTAATCAGTCCATGATGCAAGGCTCACGTACAGGTAAGGCGGCAGAAGCTGACCTTATGATACTGATTGGCAAGTCACCATCTGTTGAAGGACAGGATGAGGACAGCCCACTTAGACACCTTAACGTGGTTAAGAACAAGCTGAATGGTTGGCATGGTATGGTGAACGTAGACTTAAACTACATGACAGCGAGGTATGAAGGATGAAGTTAGTATTAGACGTAGAGAATACAGTCACGCATCGTGATGGTAAGATGCACCTTGACCCATTTGAGACAGAGAATACACTGGTCATGGTTGGTGTTCTTACAGACCAAGGGCAGGAAGACTTGATTACTTTTGACCACAGTGAGTGTGAGCATACCTATCACGGTCATAACTTACTTCAGAAGTGGCTTGACCAAGCGACTGTTCTTATAATGCACAATGCGGCACACGACTTGTTATGGTTGTGGGAGAGTGGCTTTAAGTATGATGGTGCTGTCTTTGACACCATGTTAGTTGAGTATGTGTTACAGCGTGGACAGAAACAACCACTGTCTCTGGAAGCATGTGCTGAGAGATATGAGTTGGATACCAAGAAGCAAGATACTCTGAAGGAGTACTTCAAGAAAGGATATACAACACGTGACATACCACATGATGAGTTGTCTGAGTATTTATCACACGACTTACATGCTACGCAACAACTTGCTAACAGGCTATGGTACAGATTAAATACAGTAGAGGATTCTGCTCTACAAAATACTGTCAACTTGACTAATGAAGTAGC